TCGTGACATTGCGTCAACATAATTATCTACTGGCTTATAACCTCGAACTCGTACATATTCATCTTGTAATTGTGTATCTGGTAATTTAGAAAAGTCTTGTTTGCCATAAGTTACTTCTTGAACATCCACACGATTGTTAGCCAAGAAGTCTTGAACCTCTTGTTTAGTAACATTAGGTTTATCTCTCAGGAACTCATCCAATCCTGTGAATTGCAATTCTTCCTTTTTAACATCAGGTGCTTTCATCAAGTCGTTAATGAAAGACTGACCAGTTCCTTTGTTTCTGCCAAGATTTAGCGCAGCTTGCTCAGTAGCAGAATAGAAACCAATGTCAGAAACTGGTGCTTGTGGCTTGGTCTGCAATAGGCTTTCAATAGGCTCTGTTTTGGTAGCCAATAAGCCTTGCTCTGGGGCAACAGCAAACAATGGCTGTGGCACTACCTTGCTCATCATGCTGTTAGGACGCTGACCCATCATCGTAGCTGCCAGTTCCTCACCTGCCATTTGACCAATCTTTTGCACACCCCTAACGGCTGGCATAGGGTTTAGTGGAACAAATGACGCAGCTTGACCTGCTACCTGACCAACCCTAGATGTTGGTGCAAGTGGTAAATCTTTTAAGAACTTCTCTGTTGTGTAAGGAAACTGCGCTGGTGCTTCATAACTAACATCACCAAACATCTCCGTTGGACTAGGTGACCTAAGTAAATTAGCAATATCAGCAGGTGCGCCTAGCAAACCAGCCAAACGTCCTCGTAAAACATCAATAGGCAAATTGGCAGAATCAGCAGGGCTACCTTGTCTGCGCCTGTTTAACTGCGGATAAAAGCCAAATGCTGCGCCTAAGTCAGCCATTATTTCATCCTGCCCATTTTCTTAGCAGCTTCAGCCATAGCAATAGCAATAGCTTGGTCACGGCTCTTTACAACCTTGCCACCTTTGCCAGAGTGCAGAGTACCTTCTTTGTACTCACCCATGACCTTGCCAACTTTCTTCTGACCAGCTTTTGTCATTTTCATTTTTTAGGCTTCTTTGCTTTGTTCTTTGCAGTACGCTCACCACGCACAGGCATAGGTTTAGTCTTCTTCTGCATAAGTTTCTGCATCATTTCCATCGCTTGTTGGTTTGTCGTTCCCATCATATTCATCCTCGGTTATTGGCCCACCACTAATCCATGCCTCACAAGTCCTCTTGGAAGCACACTTAAAATCAAACACTTCGCAATAGCCTAAGTCGCCAGCATCAATGACTTCCCAAGCATCCATCTCTGTGCCGTTCATCTCCAGACCTGATTCAATGCAAGCAAGCATCTTAGGGGTTTGGATAAAGGCAGCGCAGTTTCCGCAACGAGACTTTTTAGCCTGTGCAGGTGAGATTCTCCAAGCCTTAGAAATTTCACGCCAGTAATCAGCGTTTGGCTCATTGGGATTCATTGGGCCGTAGTTCGCCTTATCAATGGCTTTCTGACGACACTCAAGATTGACTTCTACGTCACCTGTGGCAACTGGACACGCTTCGCCTTTTTTCTCTTGGCTTTGTATCTCAATCTCAATTTTTACGGATGGCTCTAATAATCCAGACATAGGTGTCCCTAGGAGTTTGTCTCATTATCTCATAAAAAAAAAGAGGGAACAAGTCCCTCTGGAAACTCAATGGCAACTGAGTGCGTCCATTGTGCGCTATCTGAAAAGTTTTGCAAGCGTTAGATTTAAAACATCCATCTCATCTAGCTTCTCTACCTTCCAAATCCTAGCCTGTCCGTGTATTCCGTTAAAGCTACCCTGATGGCAATCCTTGCATAAAGGAATACATAAGTATTGATTATGCTGAACAATATGGTGTGCATCGCTTGGAGGAGAAGCATCACAGACCCCACAAGGCATTTCTTTAATCTTTGCCAAGTGCAGCCGTTCCCTATTATTGGGTCTGTTGTTCATGTAATTTCTATGATTACAGGGTTTAGCAACAGACGAGCATATTCCAATGCTCTTTTTTCTGCGTTATCACCAAGCATACATTTGCGATAAGTCCAATCAAACTCATACCATTTTTTAGTCTCGACACTCCATGCGCCATCAGCGTCTTTTCTAATTCTTACTCTCATTTTTATCCTTTAGTTTGGCTTCTTGTTGTTCTTTAAGTCTTGCCATACCCGCAAGCCTTTCTTGTGTCCAACCGCCATCTTTAGGCTCATAATGTGGATAGGGCTTCTCAACCAACACTACACCTTGACCCGATTCATAGGCTTTGACTGCTTCAGAATTCCACATTGATTTGTTCATGTATTTTTCTCCTTAAGTTTGGATTCAAAAAACTCAAAAGCCGCAATCTTGTCAAAGTCACACAACTCATAAGCCTTTATGTAATCTTCTTCATCTAGCTCTACCCATGTGCGCTGTGGTGATGCTTCTTCAATTCTTTGTTTTAAAACATCTGCTCTGTGCATACCAAGTTCATGTGGTTTGACAGTTTCTTGAACCCACTCGGTTTTGTCTAGCCACACTTCAAGTGCTTTTTTGTAATTAGGCTCTGACTCTGCCAAGGCTTCTTTGATGGCGGTGATGGCTTCCCTTGCCCATCGTTGGTATTCATAGTCCATCGCTGTGACATACGCTATTTTTTCCAACCAATCCAATGCAAGGCGTAATGCTTCGTCTTTAGTCATGCTTGTCCCCTAGAAGGGCAATCTCTACCTTGATTGCAGTTGTTTAAACAAGGTGGGCAAGACTTCATATCCCTTACAAAGGTAGCAAAACTCTGTGCTGTGTCGCCAAAGGCTTTCATCTTATCGAACTCTTTAGCTACTTCCTCAAGCGTATCTGACCTTATTTTTTCATAGACTTCGTTTCTATCAATTTGGCTTGTAACCATCTGACGCTTGCGCCAACCCATTGCTTTTTCAAATAAATTTAGTTCAGTCATACCAAAACCTTAGTAAAACAAGGACTGCTGCCCAAAAAGCAGTCAGACCCACAAGAATTAACTTCCAAGTCTTATTCATGCTCGTAAGCAATAATCTTGGCATGGTCAGCTTCTGCGAGTAAGTGGCTAGACAATCTCATTGTCCCTTCAATCTCTAATTCTTTGAATTGTTGGTCAGTAAAGATGCCCATAACATTGCGTCCTTCAAACCAGACTTCATCAATGTTCTCGTTGTAAGTTCCTTCTTCGTCCTGCTCGTATGTCATCACGACAGTAACGATTACAGAACCTTCGCCAGTAGTTGTGTCAAATTCGTATTTCATTTTGTATCCTTAAAAATGGGGAACTAAGTCCCCTGTTGATTTATTTAAAATTAAAACCTTGAGCAATTTCTAAAGCCTCTTGTGCAGTTCTTCCAAAGTACAAGTGACCACTTTTACCCTCAACAGCCCAATCATTGATGCCAACTTCAATTTGCTGCTCAAGCGTCATGTCGTTGAAGCTAGGGTTATGAATTTCGTATGCTTTAGTCATTTTGATTTCCTTAAAAGTACCCTTGCGAATTGCTTGGGCTGACGTAAGTATAGCAAACTAAACACAATATTTACTAGGTGTTTATACCTACTCCGTAGTTTTTACGCCAAGACGCTCACTTGCTTGCTCACTTCTCCAAATGTCAGCTTTCATCTGGGCAGCAGTCAGCATCCACTTTAAGGTTTCCTCTTTTTCGATGGCAATCATTAACCCCTTGAGCAAATCAGCATACTCAATGTGAGCATAGGCTTCACGCTCTTGGGCAACCGCAGAATCTATCCCTCTAGCTAACGCATCCTTCATCAGTAGAGCCTTCTTAGTTTTGCGAAACTCCTCAAGGTAGATTCTTTGCGCTTTAGCTTCCGCATATTTGCATGAATTTTCAATGATGTATTCAATGGCTTTGTAAGGTGCTTTCACTTGACTACTCCAATCATTCTTAGTGCAGAATCAATAGAGTCAACAACGCAATAAGCACCGCCTGTCCACTTTTCTTTCCATTGAAGTTGATTTTTATTTAATCCTTTTTTTCCATAAGAAGTTTTAGGATTCTTAATTTCCATAAGTATGGTCATGTTTTGAAAGCCAACAATTAGGTCTGGGAATCCTCTACCAACATGGGACATATCAATTACATACGCACCAGCATTTGTCATCGCATCAACAATTTCATTGTGGTTAGCATCTTTTTTTCTACCATACATTTCAATTTTCTCCACTGCTGCAAAGCCAGCCCTTTGTGGGCCACCATTTTCTTTAAAACACTCATAAGAACAAAAAACTCTTACTCTTGTTTTTGGAGAAATAAACAACTTATTGCATTGTGAGCAATTAACTTTTAATTTTTTTACTTCTCTTTGTGCAAGCATACATTCAGTTGAGCAAGTAACTTTGTTTGAATTTGCATCGCATCGAAACATAATTTTGCAAAACTTACATTCTTTATGATGACCCTTGTTGCTCATTTCGTAACCTCGTCATTCTGTCCCTCAAAAGCAAAGTATCTGACTTTCCTCTGATTCGTTCCAAGTCCACGCACACTCCCTGCCACCAGAGCAATGCTTTGCTTGAGCCAATCGTCAATTTCTTTTGGTTGAATCTGCGTATCCACTCTTGGGCTTCGCAGTTTTTGAAGTGTTCTAATTCTGCTGGAGTCATTTGTAGGCCATTTAAAAGTCATGCTTTTCTCCTGTATGCACTAAGAATTGCTCGTTCCTCTGGAGTCGGAGGACGAGTTACTTTTTCATCTGCTTTGATTTTCTCAAGTGCAGGGTCAGGCTCATTTGATGGCGCAACAGTGAGCCTTACTCTGTCCGCAGGGTTTGGTTTAACAGCAACCCAATCAGATTTAAATGTTTGCCAGTTACGAACAACAATTTCGTTTAAAGCGTTATCCAGAGTCCAACCTGCAATTTTTGCTTGCTCTCGGATTGACTTCATTACTCGTTCAGTAATCTGAGCCTTTCGTGCTTTTCTTTGTTTGACAAAAGAATCCCAAACTTCAATTGAAACGCCTTCTGGCGTATCTGTCTCTTTCTCTGTCTCTCCCTCTCCCTCTGTCTCTGGGATAGCACTTTGCTTGCGTTCTGCTAGCACTCCGCTAACAAGTATGAAAAAGTCGTTATCAATCAATGGCTTGAGTCCATCTTGATATTCTTTTTTGGTAATGTGAAGACGAAAGACTAGCTCATCTAGTGAGCCATCAAAAACACCATCTTTTGATTCACTTGCAAGCAACCAGAGCATAGGTGCTATCGCTTTGCTAGCAATAGGCAAGCGCATATATGCTCTGTCGTTTAACAGGTCACGATGAAGTTTTATCCACGGAGGGCATCTGTCTTTGTAATGTTGAAAGACTGCCCAGTTCTTTGGCTGTAAAAGCATAATTTTTTCCACTTTAAAGCCCACTTTAAGACAAAAGAAACCTCGGCAGGAGGGAAGTGGTAACTCTTTTCGGTACGCTCATGACTTCGTACCTAGCCGTGTTTCAAAACATTGTATCAAATAAATTGATTGTTGGTAATTTCATTTGTTGGTTGTCTGCCAAGCAATCTACGGGCTTGCGAATTCATAACCGCATATTCAGCCTTAGTAAAGATACCCACGGCATTGCGTATGTCGAATGGATTTAGCTTGTTATAAGGCTCATCATTGGCAGCTTTTGTGGCCTCAATCATGTGTGGCTCTAGCGTGTACCTACAAATCCACGAGCGTTTCAGTTTAATCTTTTCCATAGTTAATTGCTTCTTACGAATCATTTTCTTGCAAGCAGACACAATAGATTCTCTGGGTATGCCTGTCAGGTTCTCCATGTCGTAGGACGTTAGAGAGCCGTTTTGTAATGCTCTGATGATTGCTTCTTGGGTCATAGAATCATTAAGGTGTGGAGTGTTTCTCTGTCTTTGTGGGTCATCTCAAAGTAAATCTTAGAGGCTTTATCCTTGTGAACGTGATAGCACAATAGATGATAGATAGAGCCTTCAAAGCTACTATGCTCAACAGCAAAGCCAAGGTGTAGCAACATCACAGACTTTTCATTAAGGTACTTGTAAATCATTTGAACCACTCTGGTCTGAGTTCTTTTAGTTGATAAATGCGTAGTTTAGGGATTGTCTTCCAATGAAAGACAGCAGCCCTAGTTATGCCGAGGATACGAGCAAGCTCACTCTGTGAGCCAGCAAGTGTGGTAGCGGTTTGTTTATCCATTCCTTAGTATAGCAAAGTCAACATTTTGTTTACTTAGGGAAAGCACCTAGAAAATAGTTGTTGACCTGCCTGTTTAGTTTGCTATACTGCACTCAGCCCACAACAAAACGTAAGTGGGTATTTTTAAGGAAATCAAGATGAAAAGTAAGATTATTCAGACGCTAGTTGAGTATGTGTTAGCCATCGTTATCTTTGGCGGCATCGGTGTCCTCTTAGCATGGAGAGGCTAATGAACACACACTACCTAGTCCATGTCCGTAAGATATTTAGCAACTACGATGCCCCTCCACAGGTCATTAGAAGCTATCAAAAGCAATGGGTCAAGTCAGTACGCCAGTTGGGTGACAAGTGGCTCGTAGCAAAGCCCATCGAAAGAATCCAATGATTACAAGACAAGACGCAATCAAGGATTTATCGCATGGTGACTACTGTTGCTACTGTACTGAGCCTAAAACATCTGGCTCATGCTGTGGAGAAAATCACTTCGTACCTTTCGAGGATTTATACGATGATGATAAAGAAGCAATGATTGAAGAATATTTAAGTAAAGGAAATTCAAATGGTACATAAGAAGTTAATGGCAGCAAGAATCATGTTGCAAAACGCACCCCTCAAGAAGTCTGGTCACAACAAGTTTGCTGGTTATAGCTACTTTGAACTCGGTGACTTTATCCCCACGATTAACCAAATCTTTAATGAAGTTGGTTTGTGTGGTGTAGTGTCTTACGATACAGAGATAGCAAGCCTGACCATCACAGACACAGACGATGGCACTAGCCTAGTGATTACATCACCAATGGCAGAAGCTAACCTTAAAGGTTGCCATCCTATCCAGAACCTTGGTGCAGTCGAGACATACACCAGACGCTATCTGTGGGTCACGGCTATGGAAATTGTTGAGCATGATGCTCTGGATTCCTCTGCGCCTATCAAGGAAGAAAAGATTATCATCACACCTACTCAGGGTGCAATGGATACCATCCCAGAGGATGAACAGAATTATCTCAGAGAGTTAGCAGTGGATTTAATTGCTACCTGTGAGCAAGGTGACCCCAAGGTAGCTTGGGTTAAGTTGGAAAAAGAGAACCTAGATGCAGAACAAAAAGTTGCTCTATGGACTTTGCTTCCTAGTAAAGTAAGAAGTGCGTTAAAGAACGCTAAAGGTGTGTAAAATGCAAGTGTGGCTAGGGTCTGCAGCCCGAAAGGAAACTCATCATTTCTTGCCACAACCTTTTGATGACACTTGATGGAGTGACGCATATGCTTACACAAAAAGAAGTCCGTGAGTTTTTTGATTATGTAGATGGAGTTTTGTACTGGAAAGTTCAAAAAGCCAATGCAATAAAAATTGGTCAAATTGCTGGCTCATTAGATAAAAAAACTGGGTATTACAGAATTCATTTGAACTCAAAATTTCATAAAACACATAGACTAATTTTTTTGTATCACCACGGATATTTGCCAACCTATGTTGACCACATAGACAACAATAAAACTAACAATCGTATTGAAAATTTGAGAGAAGCAACAAAGTCTCAAAATTCAATGAACCAAAAAATAAGCACTAGAAATACAAGTGGAATTAAAGGAGTAATGTGGCACAAAAGAGATAAAAAATGGTTTGTTCAATTAAGAGTTAATTCAAAGTGTCATAGTTTTGGTTACTACGATGATAAAGAATTAGCTGAACTGGTAGCAATAGAAGCAACAAACAAGTTGCATAAAGAATTTTCAGCTTACAAAGGAGCATTAAATGGAATATAACAATGAAAATCGTGGTGCGTTATGGAAGAACGACCGCAGAGATGATGAGAAGTTTCCCCACTACAAAGGGTCACTTAATGTAGAGGGTGTAGATTTCTGGATTAGCGCATGGCTTAAAGAGGGTAAAGACGGAACTAAGTTTATGTCCTTATCTATCAAAGCCAAAGACCAAAAAGAAGCTAAAGCACCTGTAAAGCGTTCGCCAAGAGATGATTTTGATGATGCCCCATTTTAAGTAAGTTAACGGGGGGAAAGCTGTGCAATTTTAGCTTGCGGACGAGCAGTTAGTACCCCCACCTCAAGGAGAAGATAATGAATTTAGATAAGTCATGGTTTGGCGGTCAAGTAGAGAAGTTCTTTGGCTCACCACCATTTAAGTTAGCTAGAACAGATAGCCCAGAAACCTCAAAAGAAGCAGCGCAGACAGTTGATAGCACTAAGCTAGAACAAATTGTCTACGAGGCTATTAGAGGCTTTCCTGATGGGTGTATTTCAGATGAAGTGCTAGATGCACTACCAGAGCATCGGTATTCATCAGTAACCCCTCGCTATCGTGCTTTGCTAGACAAAGGCTTTATTGAGATTACTGGAACTAGATTAGGACGCTCTGGCAAAAAACAGAGAGTTATGAAAGTTAAGCAATAATGTCCAAGGCATGATTGATGTGTTTGATTCTGTCATCCAGACCAATCGTGCCCCCATTTATTTTCTTAGTCATCATCAAGAAGTCACGGCTATCAGCAAATTGATTCAGCTTGTGTGTCTGCCAAAACCAACCCGCAGTCATAGCAGCATACTTAGGTGTTCTGACTAACTCTGGTTGCATTACAAAATCTTCACCCAAGGCTTGCCCTGCATGGAAGAAGTTGCTATGACCAGTTAGCTGTAAAAATCCAGACCCACGGAAACGAAACCCATCCCCAGACGATTCATCCCTGTTACCCATACGATTACCATAGATTCTGTTAGCAATGCGTTGTGGTTGCTTCTCGTAGGCAGCGGCTTCCTCTGGTGTGAAACCCCATGCTCTTTTTGGCGTTCTGGGAAATAACTTTAAAAGCGTAGCAGCACGATAGTTTAAGTTTTCTTCCATGATACGGAAGTTACCGCACTCATGCCCACATTGACCAATCCAGCTTGCTTGCTGAACAGGTGTGTTAATTCCGAATCTATCAAATGTCTCATTAAACGCATCTGCTAAAGATGGGTCTATGTGCATCTTTTTAAGTTGGTCAGGGCTTACCATTTAACAAATCTCTCATTGAGTTATACGAGTCCACACAAGCATTAAGTGCTGCCGTGTTCTTATCACCTTGGGCAACTATTTCGGCAATGGCTTCGATGGTTGCTCTTTCGGCATCAGAAGCTGTGTCAGTCGGTCTGTCAGGTTCACTGGTTGCTTTTGTATCTGAGGAGGCAATGGGGGTACTTGTGGGGGCTTGTACGTTACTGGAGGGGCAGAGGCGCAGCTTGCCAGCACGATTGGCAACAGCAAGGGCAGTAGTCTTTTGATTGATAGCATTGGTAGCCTCCTGTAATTTTGCAGATTCTTGGTTAAGTTTCTCACCCATGTTTTGCTCTATCTGACGAGCCTCCTCGTTCTTCTTGGCAATGGCTATTTTCATGTCGTTATCACGCTCTATCCATCCATAGTGGTGACCTACTCGGTATGTACCAAAGAGAGATACCAAAACACCAACGATTAACCAAGGTAAAGGTATTGGCAACATTAGTCAGCCTCTTTTCTTGCTTGTGAAATTTCTTCACGCTCTTGGTCATCTTCAAGATGCTCTGGAGGCGTAGTAGGAGGAGGAGGAGGAGTCCAAGATTCATCTAGTTCTGGATTCTTCCAAACAGGCATTGCACCGAAAGGTTGACTAGGCAAACCATAAGCAGATTGCGGAGGCGCATAGGATGAGCCATAACCGCCCATAGAGCCTTGATAACCCATTGGCTGACACATTGGTTGTGTCGGAGGATTAAACATCTTAGAAGCCGCACCTGCTGCTCTCTTGGTCATTACGCCACCAATACCGCCAACGATAAGCAGAACAATGTCGTTTAACATCTTGGTATAGGCTTGGTCAATTGGGGCCATGCTCTTAATTGGTTGCGTTACAAAAGTAACAGAATAGAGCAAAGCAATCACAATAAAGCACAAAATACAGGTCACCACAATGACCACAAAACCCCATACCCTAACTTCAAATTCTTCAGTTGTTAGGTTTGGCTTCTGATTGTTCATTTACTTTTTTCTCCAATATTGGTGCAACTAAATATTCTGGACATTGTTGGGTAAACAAACACTTTGGCTTTTGACATTCTTCTGCATGAAAGTGGTCAGGATTCTGGCACTTGTACCGATACCTATCTTCACAACCAACAAGCAGTAACAGAAGCAGTAGATATTTCATTTACCAAGTCCAACCTTTCCAAGTAGGAGATTAACTATCTTGTCCGACAAATCGTCAGGTAAAAACTTTAGAAAACCCAAGAAATACAAAGCCACACATCCATAAATGAATATCTTGAGGGCTAGGTCAAAGGTCTTCTGGTACTCATTCATTGCTCAAATATGGATAAACAACTATCCAAAAGAAATAATTAAGAGGTACAGCAGACCAAAGAACTATATCAAACCAAGTCATCTCCCACACCTATGTGTTGTTTGACAGAAGTCCATCAACTCACTGATACCAATAAACACTAGCAAACACACAAAAGCTACACCACCAATGATGATAGCTAACTCCTGCATTTCTTCTTCTTTTTGTTTAGCTTTCTTCTCGGCTTTTTCTAAAGACCGCAACTCTCTTGCATCATCTATGTCCATCTGGTCTTGACGGGCTTTAATCTTATTCCAAACGTCAATCTTGCCTGTTGTCATAAAGAGCATCTTTAATTCTTCTTCAAAGGCTCTGGCTTGCTCTAGTGCCATTTCAATCTGGAGGGCAGTCCCCATGTTTGAGCCTTTTCCCTTTTTCGACTCAATCAATGCCTTGGTAGCGGTACTCTTGGCATCAAACATCTTGCCAATCATGGGCGCAAGTGAGCCTAAGTCAGAGGCAACCTTACTTGCCTTCTTGACCATGCTGATAGCGTTCTGTATCCCTGCTAGGGCTGTTAGAGGGTCTATCATTTTCTATCTACCTTTTGCCACTCAAGGCATACTACTTTGCGGTTATAGACATCTCCTGTCCATGCCCAACGCACACAACGATATTCAGTTTTCTCTTTACTTGATGCCACCAATGTAAACAACATTGAAAGCACCAAAAACCATTTCACGGCATTGCCCAAAGAATAATGTAGCTACAAAACATGACAAAACAAAAGAAAAAGGCTAGAGCAACAATAAACTCTAGCCAATCCATCATTTTTCTTGCTCATCAGCCTTTGCAGAGGCTTGTGCAATTTTTAAGTGTTGGTGCTTAAAGTAGATGTTTACCAATAAACCACATATAGCAATCACAACACCAGAGACAGCAGCAAACTCATTGGCTGTTAAACCAAATATAACCGCAGCACCAGAACCACCATAGGTAGCTGCTGATGCTATTTTTGTAGATACTGCTTCGTTTGTCATGGTGCATCAGGCCAAGTAATTGTCCAAGGGAAACCTGATTGAGTTGTAACATCACGCAAGGCTTGACGATATGTAGCCCATACTGCTTTATCAACAGGAGCATCTGCTACTTGTGTCCAATCAGTATCAACTAACTTAGTGTCACGAGTTTGACGAACATTCTTAGCTTGTTCAGCATCCTTCATAGCCTTATAAGCAGTCTCATGCTGGGTAGCAGATGTGACATTACCAGTCTCATCTGTGGTGTCTGCAAAGACAGGGCCAAGCACATACTTTGTGTACCACTTGCCATCAATCTGCTCAACACCAGAGGCTTGAGAGTATTGGTAAACAGTACCGCCCGTAGCTTGTGCGCCTTCAAAGACTACATCAGCACCCAAAGCAGTTAAGACTTCGGTTGTTGTTATGTCCCATGATGGGCCACCATTGGCTTTTTGATATGCACGAAATTCACTTTCGTACATTACTTGTCCATTATTTGTTCTGATTTGCATTTTGATTCCTTATGCTAATTCTGGTAAAGAAAAGCCAAACTTGTTGTATCTAGCTCTCCACTCTACTGTTGGTTTTGGTATGCCTAACGCTTCAGAAGCCGATTTAGCCGTAACAAAATACCCTTTTGGCGTATTAACACCTCGTTGTTTATAGTGATTTGCACCACCAATCTTTGCACTCATCTTAGCTTTAACTTCTGGTCTGTGCATTGGATTTTTATCCCCAGCAGACCAAGGATGTGGAATACCACGCATAGCTTGTGATTTTTTTAGTTTTGTTTCTTCACTATCAAGTTTGCCAAGATTCCCATCCCGCACATTTTCACGACCAGTCCCAATAAATACATTACCAATTTCGTATGCGCCAGAATCTTTGACCCTGCACATACAAAATTTGTCAGCACCACGCCCACGCTGTGCAAGTTTCCCAGAATCATTCCAAATTGTTAACCATTCTTCAAAGGTCAACAAAAATGGAATCTTTCTAGTTCTAGCGTTTGACTTTTGCATCCTGTAACTTTTTAAATATTTTGTCTTTTCTTTTTCAGTAAACATGGCAACCCCTTTGTCAAGTAATTGCCAAGTATACCATACTACGCCACCGCAAGGAAAATGTAGGTTGCGCTACTGGTGTTGGCGTTAGAGCCAGACACCTCGTTAACAACAAAACCTGTGCTGTCTGTGTCTAACCAATCTTCGCCAGTGACTTCTGCATTTGTGTTATTCAATTCAAGGTATGGGTCATTTCCAGAAACAATGCCTCGTGCTGAATCTGAAACCATCCAATCACCTGTTCCACTTGTTTTCTTAATAAGCACGAACCTAGCACCGCCTGTAAAGCCACAGTTAATAGTTTGGGTTGTGCCATTGCCTGTGTATGAGCCTACTTTGGAAACACCTGCACAAGTAGCAAATAGGTAGGCGACATAAGTTCCACCAGAGCCATTTGTGTTTAGGTTATTACCAACAGTAAAAACTGTGCTTGTTGGCGTAGTGTCGTTCCAAAATGATGTGCCTGAGCCAACTTGGAAATTTTCATTTAACAATAACCTATTGTTGTTTCCAGTTGGAGAACTGTAAACAATCCAATCAAATCCTGCTGTGTTTCTACGTTTTACAATCATCAACTCAGGCACTGCCGCCAAGTTATGAGCCACAGTCCTTGCTACTCCCGTCCCTGTATAGCAAACCTCATCAAAATAGCCTGGCGCACGACCCATAAAATAATTAACATAATTATCGTTGCCGTTACCATAACCAGTTGATGCGTTAAATGCCCACCCTTGTTGACCAGAAGCACCTTCAACACCTGTGTTTGATTCTGCATTTGTTTGGGGTGAAAACAAAGCATAGTTACCACGCAACCTATCTTCAAAAACACCCTGATTGCTACCACGGGCTTGAATTATTGCCAAGTCTGGAGTAAAGCCAATATTGCTAACTACTACTGTTCCACTATCAGTTCCAGTTCGTGTTTGTGGCAAAAACACACTTGTCCCACTTGTAGGCACTTTCATCGGGCCTCTGCGAATGGCTATGTAGATGTAGGTTGTTGAACCCGCATGACTAACAATATCAAAACCAGTTGCTTTAGGAACAATATAAGCTGAACCAACAGAAGATTCAGCGGCATCTTGATTTGGAAATATTCTGATAGTGTTTGTTTCACTCATGCCTCGCATGGTGTCTGCAATCCACCATGATGATGTACCGGTTGATTTCTCAAGCACAAATTGTGGCTCATATCCAAGATTAACAGTTGCAGTACCGCTTCCATCAGTCGTATAAGACCCACACGAAATCACATTGTCTGTACCAGTTAGGCCAAAGCCTCCTGCGTCATGGGCGAATAGGTAGGCTACATGAGAAAGTCCAGTATCTGTTAAATAACTCTGCATTGTAAAAGTCGTGTCATTTGCAGTAACAACTACACTTCCTGCATCTGCTTGAGCATCAGTTGCATTAAGTCTCAAATAATGTCTTCCAAATGTTCCTAAACTTCTATGGAAAACAAACCAAGAACCTGTGCTACTAGTTACTTTAATAATAATTGTTGCTGGTGTAGAACCAAGATTATGATTGACACTAACTTGACTGTGTGCGCCTGAAGGTGTGTTAAAAGTCACAACATCAAAGAACTTTGGTTGCTTGCGGAATGTCCATGAGGCAAAGATTTTATTATTTTCGTTTGTGGCGTTAGAGTTGCCCACACTAAAACCGCTACTAGAAAAATTAGTTAATGTTGTATTGTCGTAGTATTGACCAGCAGTTAAGTCTGAAAAGAGTCCATACCCCGCTCCACGAACAGTATCATTTAAAATATGATTCCAAGTGTAATTTCTGCACTTGATCCAAGTCAAACCACCCTTACCAGACAAGTCAATGCCATTGGTGATGGTTTGTGATGTGCCGTTGCCTGTATAAAGGTATGTGCTGAAACATGACTCTATATAGTTTGGCTCGGCAACAACACCTCCTCCGAACCCATCGTAGGATGCAGCCCCACTCGTAGCTTGTAACGGCATTGTTATTCCTTATCTTTACAGTTATCAAAGTGCCAACGCTTTGCAACATTGACAGCGATAGATTTTTGGCAATGAGGACAATCAACTTTAGGTTTTGTCAAACCCTTGCGCATTGCACTCATTTTAGCTTTTGCTTCTTCAGATTGCTTACGCCCTTTCATTGGGCTAGGGCGACCTAATAATGCTTCAGAAGTCTTACGCTTTGTTTCTTCAGATGGTCTATAAGTTGTAGTCAATCTAGCTTTGGCAATATTAGCCCTACCTTCTTCAGACTTAGGTTTTCGCATCTTTTGTTTTGTTTCTTCAGAAACTATGCGACCTTTAAACAACTGAGTTACATATTTTTTATGTTCTTCAGTATGCTTGTAACCTTTAGCACCATCACCACCATCTGTCATGTTAGTCAATGGTATGCCAATATCACGCATTTCAGCAATTAACAAACACTCAAAATCAATAGCTTGTGCATCTGAAACATTTTCTTCAACTTTGGTAATAATTGGCTTTATACCAAGTGACATAAGTTTACGAATCTTGTTTAGCTTCTTTGACTTGCGCTTGGTGTAATACTTAGCCTCATCTAAATGAGCCTCGCAACGCTTACCATGCCCCTTACCAACGTAAAAGGGCATCCCATTTCTAGGGTCAGTCAGCGTGTAAACGTAAGCGGTGTTCATTAGGCCTTGAACTGTGTGACAGAAGCAAGAATTGTAAAGGTTGCACTTCCAGTTTTCAGTAAAAGAAATCTGTAGGAATCAATACCACTAGCATTACCAGCAGTAGGCGCACCACCTAGCCACCTAGTAGTCACTCCAGAAGTCGTGCCATCCACTTGCACAGCAGAGTTATAGTAAGCAGTAGAGCCTTGAGTCACCAAGAAAGCCACAGTCATTGATTGACCTGTACTCATCAAAGTATTAAGTGAAGTACCGCTAGAGGCTCTAAAGTTAACTGTCCAGTTAGCAGAAGCATTGCTTGTGTAGTACAAGACTGACTGAGTTGTAATGTCGTAGTTAATTGTTCCAGTAGCCGCTGTTGCAGATACTGTTGCTACCTCTGCTGCATCGTTTAAGACTGCACCGATAGCAGATGATGAGCCTGTAAAGGTCTTAGTTCCTGTAAAGGTCTGCGCTGTAGATAGACTTGCAACATCAGACAAGGTATTACTACCAAAAGCTAATGTTTTGTTTGTCAGGGTTTCAGTACCTGTCAACGTAGCAAATGAACCTGCCGTAAACGCTGCGCTAGTCCATGTTGAACCTGTCCACACAAACAAGTTATTAGTCGATGTGTTCCAGTACAAAGCACCTGTAAGCAAAGCGTTACCATCATTATCAACAGATGGCGCAGAACTCTTAGAGCCTAAATATCGGTCATCAAAGTCATCATAAGTGTTAGAAGCACTGGTAGCACTAGCAGCCGCAGCAGTAGCACTAGAAGACGCATTACCTGCGCTTGTAGAGGCATTAGATGCACTCGTTGAAGCGTTAGATGCAGAAGTCGCAGCAGCAGCAGCACTTGTCGCAGCAGATGTTGCACTACCTAAGATGCCATCCACATAAGTCTTAGTGGTAGCGTCTTGGGCATTGGTAGGGTCACCCAATCCAGTAATCTTAGATGTACCCATTGCAATAGCACCACTCATCGTGCCGCCAGTAGTCGATAACTTAGCACTAAGAGAAGTATCAACTTCAGTCTTTGTGTAAGCGTCTGTAATGCCATAACCAGAGATAGTTGTGGGATTAGTACCTGCTGTAACACGTCCAAATGCGTCAACAGTTACAGACTTGTATGTACTAGCAGTAACGCCAGTTGTAGCCAAGTCAATCTCATCAGCACCGACAACAATCCGTGAGGATGATGCAGTATTCACGTTAAGAGTGTTACCTGTC